ACTTGCCAGCACCAAAGCCAGCGACTAATCCAGTTGACGGAGAGATACTGTTAACGAACTGCCTCTGATGTGGCAGAACACTAACCTCTTTAATCATTGATTAACTTAATACCAGTAATGTTCTGGATATTATGGTCGTGTTCCTGCTTCTCGACATAGCCACGCTTCTTGCCTTTAGTCTTTAGATAAAAGATTGTTGATGCTGGCGTGCCGTTCTTAATCTGCTTATGGAGTTGTGATTCTGCAAAATCAATAGCAACATCTGTCATCGAGTCAACTGCTTCACTATAATCTTTATCTTCTCGCATCCATCTGTAATGTGTATCTCTTGAGATGCCTACATTCTTACAAGCTGGAGTGACAATGCCAAGTGATTTTTCAAGTGCGATTATCATTGCCTTTTTATTAATGTCAGTTTTGTCAGCCTTAGTCATAATTATTGAAAGCCTTTAAAGGGTAAAAAACAAGGCTGTTCCGATACCCGCCTTGATGAGTTGGAACGATTGGCGTTACCCCGTGTATATTTCTCCAAGCTGGATAAACAAGCATAGAATTATCACAACTATTAACTGTCGCTCCGTAATCTGGAACTGTCGTACATCCGCCCGTGCTGTTCTTTCTTTTTGTGATAATTACATTCACACAATCTTTTAGGTTGGCGTTATCTCTGTGATAGTTAGCTGCAATATTGAAATTAGAAATGCTACTCGTAAACAAGTTGCCGAAAGTCCATTTTTGGGGAATATTGTCTGTGATAATCTTTTTTTGCTTTGTATATACTTCTGGCGTTAATTCTTTGATTATATTTTCAGATTCCAAACAAGTCAATAACATTGCTTTGACAAATGTTTTAGCAGTAGTGACCCCGTGTACACTACTCATCGTTGGATATGGTCTACGCATATGCGGTTTCGGTGGCACAGAGCCAATTATTGTGGAGTATTGTAGAACTTCTTTAGACTTGTCTTTGTCTGTAAAACCACTCGAACGCTTCATAACGCTTTTTGGAACATTCTTACTTCTTAGCTCTTTGTTCGCAATCGTGGCTAATTTAGAAAGTTTTTCGCTATATTTGGTTATATCGCTTATATAAAAACCAATTGGAGAACCCTTCACCGTAAATATGGTGTCTTCATAAACTGTTGGCTCGATAGCTGGACAAACGTCACCAATTTTTACATTATGTTTGACTTCTTTTAATTCTGTTATTTTCATATGCTTATCAGTAAATCTTCCGCTTTTTTTTGTTCTAGATATGTGTTGTTCTTAACAATCCATTTTTTATGTGGAAAATTGCGAAAAAAGTTAACTCCGAGACTCATGTTGGTTTTATACGTTAATTCATTCCAATTTCCATTTCCACGACTCAAAACTCGCTTATAGACTTCATTTCTGTCAACATTCAACAAAACACAATAAACCTGAAATCCAATTTTTCTTATTCTCTCAATGTCAACTTGTTTTGAATAATATTCGCCAGCGATAACTAATTTTTCAATGGACTGCTCTTTTGCTAGCATGCCAAAAACTTCTTTTTTTTTGTAAGAAGATAAAGTGTCTGCCCCAGATTGGTTAAGACCTAAAATGTCGTATTCTTGACACCTCGTAATTATCCCCTTTTGTTCTATAAAACTAGATTTCTTTAGGATTGTGCTTTTTCCAGAACCCATAGAACCAGTCAAAAAAATAGCTTTCTTCAAATTGTTTCTTTGGCTTGTTTTAACTTTTCAATTAGCATCATGCCGATATAGCCATCACGCTCACGCCAGAATTTAACCAGTTCCGCTGCTTCTTCATAATGTTCTGCTTCAAATTCAATTTGTATTGCCTTTTTAACGCCATCTGTCATGGCATCTAATTCAGCATCTACATCTTCATCCAATATTGAATAATCAGTTTCTTCTTCAGCACCCCATAAATCTAAACCCCACTCATCAAGAGCCTCACTATCCCACTCATTAGCTAGTAAATCCCAATCCCACTCACCAAAGCCAACATTATCTTTAATAATGAATTCGCGCTGCTGTTCTTCGGTTAAATCCCTTGCCCTAATCACTGGAACTTCTTTCAGTCCAGCTTCCTTACACGCCTTTAAACGCATATTACCGCCCAGCACAACCATATCATCATTAACCACAATCGGTCTAATATCCAGCATCTGTGGAAAGTCTTTTATTGATTGCGTTAATTTAGCAAACTTATCATCTTTTAAGATTCTAGGATTGTTTGGGTTGCGCTTAATCTTGCTTATTTTTACTAATTCTGCGTTCATCTAGCCTCTACTGTTATCTCTACTTTGCCACCTTTGACGATTTCTTTCCGTTCTACGAATAGCTTATCAATCTGCTCATCATCCACCCAAATACGACCAGTTAAAGAATCCAATAATGCCTTTAAGCAATTATCTAAATCCCTGCGCCTCTTATCTGGCGGATAAACACCAATGCGAACTGATAGCCTGTCGCTCGTTATTTCATCATCACCAATGAGTGACTTAACTAATTCTTTGTACTCTCGCCCCTTCTTGCTGATTATGCTTTGGCAGAATTTACCTCTGCTAATCGCTCTGTAATAAGTGTTTACCGATGGCGGAAATGGTAACTCAATGCAACTTTTCATATTCTACCGTTTCAGTTATTTCATATACATCAAGAAACTCATTAACTAGACTATGTGATTCATCTAAATCCTTACCACTGATTTGTGAAATAATCATAATTGCAGCAAAGTATCTCTCTCTGTCAGATGGCTCTTGTTCCGTCATATATCCTCGTCAAATTCCCGTGCTAATTGAGTTACTAGGTCAATTGCCTGGTCAAGGTCTAACTGGCGGTCAAAGTTGTCCTTATGTCGATTATCAGCAATGCGAAGTAATATCTCTTTAAGTGCGTTGATGACTGTCATGCACTCTTCTTTGTGGTGATGAACGTAGTTTGTCATAGTGTTTGCTTATTCCATAAATTGCCCAGTGAATAGTCGGCTTATCGCCCTTGATGCGGTAGTCTAATCCATACACCGTTATTCCAAGTAACTCAGCCACCTTCTTATTTGTTAAGCCGAGGCGTTTAATCTCGGCTTTTATTGACTCATATTTAATATTCATGCAAGTATTATATCATTGCTACGCACTCTTGCGATGAGTGAAATAGTCAAGAATACCTCTCTGCTTCTGAATCATCGCACCTTCATGCGCATCAGCAAATGGTACGGCGTGCCATTTAATCATCTTCATCGATTCTTCCTTAGTCCAACCCCTGTGCTTCTCATTGTAATCAATAAACCACCTCTGAATGTAAGATGGCACATGATGAAAACTATGATCAACAAAGAAGAACATCTTCTGCTTATCGTTAGCCAGTTGCCACATTGTACAATAATCTTTTGATTCTTGCTTATGCTCAATTGCTGGTTGCTCTTTGTAAGTTACCTTCCTCAAGCAATCACAGAACTGATCAACCGTTGGCGGGTAGCCGTTCGTGTTGATATCTGCCCAAAAATCCAGTGCTATTTTGATGGTTTTCTCGTTTAGTTTATCAGCATTGAACTTGGATAGTTCTGCTGCCCATACGTTTATTTCAGCATCTCCATCTACATCGCCAAATCGTTTACGAAATCTAGTGTCTAGATATCCTAGTGTTGTTGTTGCTATTGCGTGATAATTCATTTAGCTATCCTCATATTTGGAATTAATGGGTTGTTGATTTTACTGTTTTTAATCATCATAGATGCCCTTTGTGAGTGCGACATCTGCTTTTCTGATGAGTATGGTGTAATCCACCCCTCTTTGAGATAACGCCTAAATCCTGCCTGATAATCTTTAAGTGGCTTTTCTCTATTTTTAGCCTGGTCAATAAAAGCATCAACAAGCACTTGATAATCCATCAACTCTGGATATTTCTCGTTGATACGCCTAATCGAAGTTTCATCTGGCTGAAAATTATCTATATATTCATTTTTATTTACATTTACATTTACATTTACATTATCATTTACATTAGGTTTGTCTTTGGTTTTGTTTCGGTTACGTTTAGGTTTTTTCTTGTCCTTAACCTCTGGTTCTAAAGCCTTTGGTCGCCCGCCTTTTTTGCCATTTAACCATTTTTTATGATTAGCCTCTAGTTGTGGCTTTATCAAACAAAACATCGCTTTAGAAAGTGAGTCTAATTCTAATTGTTTATGATTTAATCCAAACTCACAAATAGCATCCATCAAATGAAGCCGTTCTGTGTCTGGTAGTGCTGAAGCCGCCTCGAAAAATGAGCGGTAAAAAATAAAAGAGTCTTTGGTTTCCATATTTATCCTTATTTAGTTTAACAAGTGCCTGCCTTGGGTTGGGTGGGTAATTACTCCCACCCGATTGCTGTTAAACAATGCCAAGGACGGCAAGTTCATTATACCCAAAAAATAAATCCATCATTAGAGTAAATTATTATAAATCTTTAAGAAAAGTTTAAAAAGTTGTTGCATACTGCAAGAAAATAAGGCATAATGAGCGCATGGAGTTGAGGAAAACCATGTTAAAAAACCTCAAAACTTGGAGAAGAAAAATGCAAATAATAAAAACTAAATACTTACCAGCAACGAATACTAGAGGTAGTAGAATCAAAGCTACAAATTCTGGCGGAGTTTCAGCGACAATTCCATACCCGTATGAATTGAGCGGTATCAAGTGTCATGCCAAAGCTGTTCACGAAGTCAATAAAAAGCTGAATTGGTCTGGTCAAATGGTTGGTGCTGAAATTAAAGACTCGCAATATGTCTTTATTTTTGTCAATGATGAAAAAAGTGAGTTAACTACCTTGAAGGCTGACATTGTTTTAATGCCAGAGGAGAAGTAAAATGAAAAAAAGTGATATTAAACCAAATCTTAAATGTAAAGGAGCTGAGATATACACAAGAAATGGTAAGTCTGACATTCGTGTAATGAATGAAAAATTTATTATGGGACTAGGCTTATTTGATGAGTTTCCAATATGGGTAGAGAAGAGCAACTGGTGGTACATATTTGTTGATGGTAAGTGTTTTGAAAAAACAAAAACTTTAAAGCATAGCCAGATTATTGTGCAGAACATAATCAAACACGACATAGTTTAAATCAACAGGGGGCGAAAGCCCCCACAACGGAGAAGAAAATGGAATATATAGATAGAGTATTACAAGATATAGATAGAGTATTACAAGACGAAATCGAGCATGACCGAATGGAGCATGCGCACAATGCCAAATATGAGGATGAGTTGTACAGGTTCTCGCTTGAAGTTTGGGCAACTATGGCTGTTGTTGAGCATCATATCGATGCTAATTACAATGTCAAGTTTAGCATGAAGTCAATAGAAGAGCTGAGAGAGGCTTTAGATGAAATCTCATCGGTTCAAATGCACTACGACACCTTGCATAGTTTGGAGCAAGATGATATTTGGAGAATAATTTGGGAGAATCCAGCATGGTAAATAACATCAGACGAGCAATCAATCGCTGGCTATGGACACACGACCTAGCCACTTTAAAGCAATACCCCGTCACGGTTGAAAGGTACAAAGTGCCACGGCTATTTAAGCGCGGATTTGTAGTTGGATTTATGTGTGGACTTGTGCCATACATAGTACACATGGGAGGATGGTTGAGATGAGCAGAATTAAGAACGGCATGTGGGATGAAATTCAAGAATCAATATACTCCGATTCTGGCGGAGTTTTTGAGCCAATCAATACCAACACCAAGGGTAAGAAAGAAAGTGAGCAGGAAGCATACTTTAAGGCTGCGAGAGAGTACATAAAGACAGCCGAGTTTGCTAAAGATTGGACAAACGCATTTTATGGAGCAAAAAAATGAGCAAAACTAAGTTA